TAATGAAGTAGTACATAAAGATATTATTAAAAATAATATGTGGACTAAAGCTCATTTAGAATATTATATTCCTTGGATTATAGAAATAGATGGAAAAATAGCCCATAAATTTAATGTTAAAGATAAAAAAGTAAAAATTACATTTGATTCTAAGTCAATAGGTGATACAATTGCTTGGATACCTCAAGTTGTAGAATTTCAAAAAATATATAGTTGTAAAGTATGTGTTAGTACATTTCATAATGAATGGTTTGAAAACTTAGAAGCATATAAAAATATTAAATTTATAAAACCAGATATCCCATATAATGCTTATGTTCATTATAAAATAGGATGGTTTAAAATTAATGGGAAATGGGATAATGGTTTAAAAAACCCAATTCAAGCTAATTCAATACCTTTAATAAAGACTATAACTGATATTATTAATGTCCCATTTAGGGAATTAAACTATGGTTTAGATTTTAAACCTAGTAAAAGACCTATAAAAGAAAAGTACATTTGCATTGGTCCTAGATCAACAGCAGGAATAAAAGAATGGCCATATGATAATTGGAAAGAATTAGCTACTAAATTAACTAAAAAAGGATATAAAGTAATTAATTTATCTTATGAAGGATTTGAAGGTAAAGATATTATAAATAAAAAAGAACTAGATTGGCCTACTACTTGGAATTATATGCACCATGCAGAAGTATTTATTGGATTAGGTTCTGGTTTATCTTGGGTAAATTGGGCATTAAATAAACATACTATAATGATAAATAATTTTATTCCATATGGTTATGAATTTACTAATAATTTAACTAAAATAGAAAACCACTCAGTAAATAATAATGTATGGTCAAACCCCCATTATGTATTTGATGCTGGAGATTGGAATTGGGACCCAGAATATCAGGGTACTGAAAAACAACATATAGCACAAAAATCAATTACAGTAAAACAAGTATATGAAAGTATAATAAAACATTTAACTAATAAAAATTAATTAATATTTATAAACAAATAAAATAAATTATGAGTGAAAAAATCAAGTTATCGAAGGAAGAATTAAAAACTCTTAAAGGTTATCAACAACAACAAAATCAATTTACTTTTGAATTAGGTAATGTAGATATTCAAAAAGCAATTTTAGAAGGGCAAAGAAGTGCAATTTTAGAAAATTTTGCTAATTTACAAGAAAAATCTAATAAATCAGCTAAGGAACTACAAGAAAAATATGGTGACGGGAATATTGATTTAGAAACTGGAGAATTTACTTTAGTAAAATAGTTTTTTGAAAGATTTTTTAATATTTATAATAAAACAAATATTAAAATAATATAATAAGATGGCAGAAACATTAATATCTCCTGGCGTATTAGCAAGAGAAAATGACCAATCATTCATTACAGCACAACCCTTAGTAAGAGGAGCAGCTATTATTGGACCTACTGTTAAAGGTCCTGTTGAAAGACCTACTTTAGTTAGTAGTTTTAGTTCATTCCAAGCAAGATTTGGAGGAGCTCTTTCAAGTGGATCAGGTCAATTTACTAACTTAACATCAATTGCAGCAAACCAATACTTTCAAAATGGTGGAGCATCACTACTAGTTACACGTGTAGTATCGGCTTCATCTACTTGGACATCTGCTACTAGTTCATTAATCCCTACAGGATCAAATGGTTTTGGTACAAATGGAGCAGTAAATGAATCTCCATTCGTTCTTGAAACAATTTCTTCAGGTGAAATAATGAATAATGGAACAACATCAGATGGAAATGGTTCACTAGTAAGTGGATCTGTAGATAATGTAAGATGGGAAATTGCTAGTGTTAATAGTGCTTCTGGTGTATTTTCACTTCTAATTAGAAGAGGAAATGATACTCAAAATAATAAAGTAGTTCTAGAATCATATAATAATATTTCATTAGATCCTTTTTCTAGAAATTATATAGCAAAAGCAGTAGGTGATTTAACTACTACAGTAGTAACTTCTGATGGGACTACATATTTACAAGAATCAGGTTCTAACCCTAATATTTCTGCTTATGTAAGAGTTAAACAAGTAAATTTCAAAACACCTAATTATTTTAATAATGATGGATCTGCAAAAACAGAATTTACTGGTAGTTTACCTGCAGTAGGATCAGGTAGTGTTTTTGGTGCATTTGGTGAGGGAGCTGGAAGTAATGAAGCTACAACAGCTACTAACAGATATTACCAAGATATAGATGCTACAAATGTACAAGGGTTAATAGCTGGTGATTATACTACCGCTATTGCATTACTTGCAGACACTGATAGTTACCAATACAATGTAATATCAGCTCCAGGATTATATTATCAAGCATATTCAGCACCTTTAACTAGTTTAATTAATAATACTATTGCTAGAGGAGACTCAATAGCAGTAGTAGATATGGTACCTTATAATGCTTCAATTACTGTTGTAAACCAACAGGCTGGAGGTTTAGATACTAGTTACGCAGCAACATATTGGCCTTGGTTACAAACTATTGACCCAAACAGTGGAGAATTAGTTTACATACCAGCTTCTACATTTATACCAGGTGTATATGCATTTACAGATGCGTCAGCAGACCCATGGTTTGCACCAGCAGGTATTACTAGAGGAGGAATGGGACAAGTTGTTAGAGCTGAAAGAAAATTAACATCAGGAAATAGAAATACTTTGTATGAAGCAAATGTTAACCCAATAGCTACATTCCCTAATCAAGGAGTAGTAGTATTTGGTCAAAAAACATTACAAAAAGCAGCTTCTGCATTAGATAGAGTAAATGTACGTAGATTGTTAATTGTACTTAAAGATTATATTTCTCAAATTGCTGATAACTTAGTATTTGAACAAAATACAATAGCGACAAGACAAAATTTCTTAACGCAAGTTAATCCTTATTTAGAATCAGTACAACAAAGACAGGGATTATATGCCTTTAAGGTAGTAATGGATGAAAGTAATAACACACCAGATGTTATAGATAGAAATGAGTTGATTGGACAAATATTCCTACAACCAACTAAAACAGCTGAATTTATTTTACTAGATTTCAATGTATTACCAACTGGAGCAACATTTCCAGCATAAAAACTAAAAAGATAAATATTTATAATAAAATAAGATAATAAAATGGCAGTATTAAACCCAAACGAAATATTTTTCACAGCTTTCGAGCCAAAACAAAAGAATAGATTTATCGCTTTTGTAGATGGATTCCCAGCTTACATTATGAAAGGTGTAGGAGCTGTAACCGTATCACAAGGAACAGTACCTTTAAATCATATTAACGTTCAACGTTTTGTAAAAGGTAAAACAACTTGGGGAACAATTCAGTTTACACTATTTGACCCAATTACTCCATCTGGTGCACAATCAGTAATGGAATGGGTTAGATTACATCACGAATCAGTAACTGGTAGAGATGGTTATAGTGATTTCTATAAAAAAGATCTTACAATTAACGTACTAGGACCTGTAGGTGATATCATTTCAGAATGGATTATCAAAGGAGCATTAATCACAGAAGCTTCATTTGGAGATTATAATTGGGATACTGAAAATGCTGCTCAAGAAATTACAATGACTGTACAACCAGATTATTGTGTATTAAATTTCTAAAAATTTTACCCACCCCTAATTTGAAAAATAGCTTGGCTTCGGTCAAGCTTTTTTTTATCTTAATATGTATCAACGATAAAAACGTTTTAACTAAATAAAGATTATGGCTGAATTTAAATTCCCAACAGAAGAAATAGAATTACCCTCTAAGGGTTTAGTATATTCAAAAGACAACCCTTTATCAAGCGGTAAAGTAGAAATTAAGTATATGACTGCTAAGGAAGAAGATATTTTATCTAACCAAGCATATATAGAAAAAGGTAATGTACTAGATAAGTTATTAGAATCAGTAATTATTTCTAAAATAGATTTAAAAGATCTAATTGTAGGTGATAAAAATGCAATTTTAATTGCTACTCGTATTTTAGGATATGGATCCGATTATAAAACAATAGTCAACGGAAGAACAGAAACAATTGATCTTTCAGAATTAGAAAATAAGAAATTTGATAATTCTACTATGATTGAAGGTAAAAATGAATTTGCTTTTACCTTACCTTATAGTGATACAAAAATTACATATAAATTACTAACGGGTCATGATGAATCTAAAATTGAAAGAGAATTAAAGGGACTTAAAAAATTAAATAAAAATTCATCACCTGATGCTTCTACTAGATTAAAATATGTACTAACCTCGGTTAATGGAGAAACTGAAGCTAAAGATATTAGAGAATTTGTAGATACCTATTTTTTAGCACGTGATGCTAGAGCATTTAGAAAACATATAAGTGAAACATCACCTGATGTAGATCTTAATGTAATTCTAGATTCAGGAGAGGAGGTAGTTGTGCCTATTGGGCTTAACTTTTTTTGGCCTGACTTTGGAGACAGCACCTCAAATTAGATTAAATATATTTAAACAAATCCACGAAATAATTTTTCACGGTAAAGGTGGGTATGATTATAATACTATTTATAATATGCCTATATGGCTACGTAAATTTACATTTAAAGAAATAAATGATTTTTATGAAGCGGAACAAGCTGCTATGAAAAAAGAACAATCTGCCGGTAAAACATCACTAGTAAACTCAGAAGGAAAAATTAATACCCCTCAATTTAAACAAGCTTCTAAAGCATATGAAGGAAAGAGTAGCTACAAATAGTTACTCTTTTTCATATTTATAATAAAATCTAATTATAATGGCGAGTCTTAAGGAAATTGAAGAAGCAAAATTAGCAGCTAAAGCCCTCAATGAAGAATTAGGGTATTTAGAAGATGCCTTTCTTTCAATAGGCCAAAAAATAAAAAATGAAGTTACAGGTCAATTAGAAGGTGCTAGTAAACAAACTAAAGAATTAAGTAATAAATTTTCTACAAACCTTAATAATGCTATAAAGCAAAATGCTAGCTCTTTAAAAGAGATAACAAAACTCCAAGATCAAATAAGTAAAGGTGTTAATGTTGAAGCAAAAATACAAAAAGAATTAGAAAAAATTGCAACTAGGAAAAAAACAATTGCACGCCAACAAAATATTCTTACAGCAAATGGTATAAAAATAAATGAAGAGAATATTAAACAACTTCAATCTCAATTTTCTGTACAAGAAGACACTCTTAATACCCTATCTCTATCAAATATAGAAAAACAAAAACAAAAATCTTTATTAACTTTACTTGGAGAAGGAGGTGCTAACCTATTAGATAAACTTGATAAATCGGGCACAGCATCAAAACTACTGAAATTAAATCTAAAAGATACAGTAACCCCAATGAGGTTAATGGAACTTGCTATAGGTTTTGTAGTTGATGCCTTTCTATCCTTAGATGCCACAACAGAAAAAGTTGCAAAAAACCTAGGAATAAGCTTCCATGAAGCTGCTGGGATGAATTCACAATTTTCTCAAATTGCACAAGATTCAAATAATATATTTGTTACTACTGAAGGTATTGCGAATTCTCAAATAGAATTATCTAAAGCCCTTGGAACTAATGCAATGTTTACTAGTGAGATGTTACAAACTCAAACAGAGTTAACAACCCAATTAGGATTAAGTGCCGAAACTGGTGGTGAAATCGCAAAACTTGGTTTATTAACTGGTAAAACATCAAAAGAAATAGCCGCCAATGTAATGGGTCAATCTGTAGCTATGAATGCTGCTAATAAAACAGCAATTACAGAAAAATCAATTTTACAAGAAGTAGCAAAATTATCTAGTAGTATACAATTAAGCATGGGTAATAATCCTATTGCATTAGCCGAAGCAGTTCAAACTGCTAAGCAGTTTGGTATGGAATTATCAAATGTAGACGGTATAGCTAATAGCTTAATGAATTTTGAACAATCTATTTCTAGTGAGTTAGAAGCAGAATTATTAATTGGTAAAAATCTTAATCTAGAAAAAGCAAGAACCGCAGCTTTAAATAATGACCTAGCAACAGTAGCAGAGGAAATTGCAAAACAAGCAGGATCCGCAGCTGAATTTACTGCTATGAACAGAATACAGCAGGAAGCATTAGCTAAAGCTGTAGGAATGAGTAAAGAAGATTTAGCAAAATCTCTACAATCTAAAGAAATATTAGCTAAATTAGGAGGTAAAGATGCGGATACGCAGGCTGCTTATAATAGATTAAAAGCAGAAGGTTTATCACAAGAAGAAATAGCAACTAAATTAGGGGATAAAAGATTAGCACAATCCTTACATTCAGAAGGAATACAATCCCAATTTACAGCTTCTGTAGCAAAAATGAAAGAATTATTTGTACAAGTTGCAGCTGTCTTAATTCCTATAGTTGAACCAATAATGGCAGCAGTTGGGTTTATGGCTAATTTAATTTCTGAATCTATGACTTTCTTGAAAGTATTAGGAAGTATAGCTGCGGCTATGAAAATTATTAAATTTCTAGGTAATCAAACATACCGACAACAAGTATTAACAAATGTTGCCTCTAAACTAGGTTTAATTACAGAAACAGAAAAAGGAATAGTAGAAAGTAGAAATGCCTTAACCGGAAATAGTATTTTGAGAATAAAGAAAATGAAAGCTTTATATGATCAAAACTCATTAGCCACTATATTAAAAGAAAAAGCTATAAAGACATATAATTTAGGCATGGAAAAAGCAAGTAACATATATGCTAAGGTAAAATTAGGATTAGAAAATGCCATATTAGCTGTATCAGAGGGGAATTATTTACTAACATTAAAGGAAAATATAGCAACTAAATTAAGTAATGTATTTTTAGGTATAAAATCAGCAATTACCACTGGTATAGCAGTAACTAGTAAAATAAATTTAGGAACTTTAATTGCAGAAAAAGCGGCACAAGTTGGTACTATTATAATGTTAGGAGCTAGATTAGCTATTCAAACAGCGATTGCAGCAGCAGCTTTAGTAGGTGTATCTGCATCTACTTTAGGTATTGGAACAATAGTTGCATTAGCAGCAGCTGCCGGAGGTATAGCATATTTAATGAGTGTTGCAAAAGGAGA